TTAAGCATATTCGCTTGTAGATTATTTAATAACTTTAATCAAGATGTATATTGCTTTTACAATATTTGTTCTATATAACCGAATCAATGCTGATAAAAATTGGAAGTGAATGGAAACATAGAAAGGAAGGAGGTTGCTTTTCGGCAGACCATCTTTCTCCCTCACAGTTGACAAAACCTACGGATCAATGGTTTTATAACTATTGCGTCTTGTCAGAAGATGAAAGGAAAAAGCTACCTCCAAATATGAAGATGATTTTCGGAGCTATGATAGGGAGAGCTTTGCAAGATATAATTGTTCATAAATTAACAATAAAAGAAGTAATGGAAGGGAAAAAATAAATGGCAGATGAAGGTTATAATCCAATGCAAAAGACATTGGAAAATTTACAAAGAGAAAACGAACATTTAAAAAGAGATGTTCAAGAAGCTGAAAGAATTAATAATTCACATAAAATGGCAAATGGTAAAATGAATATGTTAATTAATAATCTACAGTTTGAAAATAAAAAATTAAAAAACAAAATAATAGAGTTAGAAGAACAATCAAAAGAGAAAGGGTCAAATGACAAAGCAAAAGCAAACTGAAGAAAAGGAATCTAACAAAGGTTCATTCAAAGATAGATATAAAAAATGTTTATTAGAAATAAAAAAAATACCAACTGTTCCAATTAAAGGTAAAAGATATTCTATAGTTGCCGAAAGATTTAAACATTTAAAAGAGTATTTTCCTGAATCAAAAATTGATGAACAGCTACTTTTTCATGATGATAAAAGAGTTATAATCAAAACAACTTTATATATAGGCGATCAACCTTATGCTGTTGGTCATGCTGAAGAGCATAGGGGTTCATCTTTTATTAATGAAACAAGTGCTTTGGAAAATTGTAGCAGTAGCAGTTTAGGTAGATGTTTAGCTGCATTTGGTTTAGCAGGTTCTGAATATTCAAGTGCTGATGAATTGACTACAGCTTTAAAAAATCAAGAGATAAATAAAAATAAAAATAATAATACAGTTTCTATCCAGGATAAAATAAATCAACAAACTACGCAAACAAAGTTGAATAAACTTTATTCTGATTGGAAAACAGAAAATGACAAGTTAGAAAAGTCATTTAAAGAAAAAGCAAAGACCATAGAAACAAACGGAGGACAACATGGCAAATCAAAGTGGTAATAAAGAAAAGGACTTTGTTCTTTTTGAATACGACCCAACAAATGAGAGAGCTGTAAAAATAGATTTCTCAGGAAACATAAAACTAAGTAGCGGTGTAAAAGGTACTGTTCTTGGTTCAAAAGGTTCATCTAAAGATGGAAATACAAAATTTATTAAAATTTTTAAACAAGTAGGAGTATTGTTTAAGGGTGATGACAATAAATTTACAGGTGACATCAATGATATTGAAGTTGGTGGTAAGAAAGCACTTATAGGTTGGTTAAATGCAGATGCAAAAGTTCCAAACATTAGTGGTTATTCTAACGAACCTAAAGAAAAAGGTAGCCAAACTAATAAAATGAACTTCTAATGGATGTTATTGTTGTAGTCATGCACTTGTTAAATGGGTCAGTAGCTGAGGCAACTGTTTCAATTACTGCACCCAAAATGTTATGCCAAGATGCTTTTAAGAAAATAGCTGTGTTTGACACAACAAACAGCGAAGTTAGATACAAAGGTCAAACAGTATTGTTAAATTATTGTAAGGATAAAAATGGCAAACTCATCAGATAATGTAAAAAAGGTCAATAGAGTTGCCAAAGATATTGAAAAACTGTTGGAAAGAAAGGCTGATGAGTATGGTAGTTTTACAAAAACAAGCTATTTCTTTCATGGATTTTTGGAATCTTTAATATCTGCACATAATGGAAAACAAATAAAAGTGCCTAAAAATATATTTGGTGTATGTATGATGGCTATTAAAATATGGCGAACTATAACAAATCCAAGATATAAAAAGGATAGTTATGATGATACAGCAGGATATAACGAATTAAATAGAATATTTGATATGGAGTTAAATGACAAAAAGTAAAATACCCATGACACCAGTTATGCTGCGTCTATTGAATTTTATTAAAAAATACTATAAAAAAAACAAATATATGCCAACTTTTCAAGAAATGGCAGAGGGTCTGGACTACAAATCCAAGAACTCAATAACTGTCTTAATAGATAAATTGGCTAATAGAAATGACCTTAAGAAAATTAAAGGTTATAGAAGGAACATAGAATTGAATGACTAAAGTACAAAAAGATACACTTGCTGAACTGATGGTCAACTTCAAAGAAACTTTTGAGGGTGCTACTGTAGAGGAAGCTACAGAAAAAGCCCATGCCTCAAAAAAGCCTAGCGATTCCGCAGAAGTAACAATCACCGATAAGCGGTTTGTTAGGTCTAATATTAAACTGATCGGTGAGGAAACAAATGACAATAGAACCAAAGATACTCAAGGATCTGGAGTCGAAGCAGGAGAGGCTAGTAAATAGAATGTATAGACATAAAACTTTATACTTAAAAAATAAAGCTAGATTACCTCAAATAGCTGAGAAGATCATGGAGTTGAAACAAAAACAAATAAGAATTAGTAGTTAAACTAATTCTACAGTTGAAAGTTGCACTAGGGTTAAGGGGTTCTTTGTCTTAAATGAAAGGAAACAATGTCAGACATAACATTTGAACAAAAAGAAAAAGAGTTTTACACACAATTAGGTAAAGCCTTATGTGAAGCTAGAAGAGCTGCACACAAAACACAAACACAAGTAGCACAAGCAATAGGTGTTACATTTCAACAAGTACAAAAGTATGAGAAAGGCACAAACTATCCTAAAGAATACAAAACAAGACAGATGGTTAAATATTTAGGTAGAAATGATTACGATGGTTTTTTAAGGGATTTTAATGTTCACACCAATTAGGGAAAAGTTAAATACATTAATACCAGATGCAAAAGAGATTGATGCTTTCAATCATTTTTCAACTATTGTTGAGAGAATGATTGTTAATGGTCATGCTGCACATAAAACAATACCTGGTTATGATAAATGTAAACCTGAAATAGAAACTTATAAAGTCTTTGAGGGTATTACCATACCAGTACATGGTTATGCAGATTTCAAAGGTAAAATCATTATAGAAGATAAATGTAAGTTTCCAAGAAGAGGTAGAGTTAAAAAAGATGGTACTAGAAGTTGGTCAACCACCAAACTACCTGAAACTATTGAACCCTACCACTTAATACAAACAGACTTTTATCATTATGCAACTGAATTACCAATCTATATTTGTTATATCAATGAAGAAGGTTTTAAAGTATTTAGTGCAGAGAACTGTGAATTGCTTACACCTAAAAGTATAGAAAGCAGAAAAAAAGATTTTATCCAAAGATGTAAAGTAAGACAGAATCTTATGAAAATATCTAATGATGTAAATGTTTTGAAAGATTATATTCAACCTGATTTTGAAAATTATTTTTGGAGAAACGACCTAGATCCTACATATTTAGATAATGCTAAAAAATTTTGGTCTAGTTAATATTTGGCGGCAATCAATGCTGTAAGCAGTATTCCCCTGATTGTCGCCTAATTTTAAAAAAGGTTTTTTTTGTCGCATCTAGTTTTGAACCCCTGCACACATCATCACTCTACTATTCAATAAAATTATTTTTTTAAAAAAATTGAAAAACTCAATATGTTATAATGAGTTATAAATAAAAAAAAAGGGGGAAAAATATGTTTAATAAAAACTCTGAAAAATGGAACAGACCTAAGTCTTTTTGGTATGCAGATATTACGGAAGGTGCTTTAGGTGATTTTCATTGTTCTATTCATAAGATAAGAATTTATGGATATGAAAAAAGGGTTGGTAGGAAAGATAAAAAAAACTATCTTAGACTTTCTGTAAAAAGAAAAGTTGGGAGTATTTCTAATCCTTCAAACAAACATAAACTTCAAATTGTTTATCAAACTATTCCAGCTAATTGTATTGATAAAGATTTAAGTTTTGTTGTTGAAACTTGTATTGAAGCTAAAAGACAAGGTGTAAAAAGAAGAATAAAAAGGCTTCAAGAAAATATAGATGATATTCCTAACTATAAGAAAAGAATAGAAGATAGGAAAAATCATTTACAATCAATATTAGACAATAATAAAATTAATAAAGATAATTTTTTCTGGTCTGATAGAGATATAAATGCACAACCTAAAAAGCTACATATAAGTGATTCTACTGATGAAAGCACTATGTACACTTTTGACTAAAATATTAAGGCGATCAGAAATGGTCGCCTTACCAATCATTAAAATGTACTGTTCTTCTCTTTAAATATTTATCAAAGCAGCTAGATACACCTTCAGTATGGGTTTCGCAGAATACTTTATGCTCTGCGTTTATAATCCAACCACCTTCATTTGATGTATGTTCTTTTTTACAGAAATGACAAGAACCCACAACCCTTGAAACATTTTTCTTGCTCCAAGTTCTTTTCTTCATGTTCTTGCGTAATTAGGTCTTTTCCCTTTCCTTGCTCTTCTTTCAGCTTTCTTTTTTCTTGATACGGCTGCTCTCCTCTGTCCTGATGACATAGCTCTTGCTTTAGCTAATGGCACACATTTAGGATAGTTTTTTCTTTTCTCACCTTTTGATCTACCACATTTTGGAAAAGAACCATCAGGTCGTCTGTTAGCTATATCAACCCAATTAGCTCTTACCCATGATCGTAAACCTTTTGACATTATCTTTTCTTTCTTTTCTTTTTCTTACGACCACCAGGAACTATCTTACCTGAACAAACGGCAGAGGCATACATATTAGCATAAGCGGATGGATATACTTTAAATTTTCTTTTTGCTGCTGCTTTACCTCTAGGACATAATTTTGCCATTACTCAAACTCCTTAATGATTTCTAATTTGTGTTCAGCATTAGCAATTTTTGTTAGTAGTTTATCTATCTCTTCAAGATGTTGAGGATGTTCACCAATGCCAACACTATTTTCTAAATATATTTTCACAGTTGCGTCAGCTTCAGCTATCTCAGCTTCATATCTTTTTTCTAACGCATCTAATAATGCTCTCTTCATCCTCTATGTATTTTTTGTACCATAAATGAAGCGGTTTTTACAGCACCTTTATGAGGTTTGTAAGCACCTTTCATTAACTTATAACTGTTACCTTTTTTCATCCAATGATAACCTTTTGGTGCTTTAACTGATTTCATCATACTTTTCTCTTTTTCTTTTTCTTAAGTGCTTTGAAATCCGCACCTGTTATCTTATCAAATGGTGCAGCCATTCTAGCAATTTTCATTTGTTT